ACAAATAAACGCATGGGTATGTGGTAACAAATTACTACGAGCAGTAATCAATCCATTTACACCATATCGCATACCATATAGTGCGTTTCCTTACGAAAGAAATCCTTATAATTTTTTTGGTATAGGAGTAGCTGAGAATATGAATGATTCTCAACAAATTATGAATGGTCATGCTCGAATGGCTATTGATAATTTAGCATTAGCCGGTTCATTAGTATTTGATGTTGATGAATCAGCTTTGGTAGGTGGGCAAAATATGGAAGTCTATCCCGGCAAAATCTTTAGAAGACAAGCTGGTATGCCCGGTCAATCTATTTATGGTCTGAAGTTTCCAAACACAGCACCAGAAAATATGATGATGTTTGACCGTTTTAGACAACTTGCTGATGAACAAACTGGTATTCCAAGTTATTCACATGGACAAACAGGAGTTCAAAGTATGACAAGAACTGCTTCAGGTATGTCAATGTTATTAGGAGCAGCAAGTTTAAACATAAAAACAGTTGTTAAGAATCTTGATGACTTTTTACTAAAGCCACTAGGAGAGTCTTACTTTCAATGGAATATGCAGTTCTTTGAAGGAAGTCTAAATGTGGCAGGTGATTTAGAAGTTAAAGCAACTGGTACTAATAGCTTGATGCAAAAAGAAGTTAGAAGTCAAAGACTTACAATGTTCTTACAAACTGCACAAAGTCCTGCTATTGCACCATTTGTTAAGATTTCTAAACTCGTAAGTGAACTTGCTTATAGCTTAGATTTAGACCCTGATGAAATACTCAACGATCCTGAAGAAGCAGCTATCATGGCACAAATAATAGGAATGCAAAATGCTGGACAAAATGTTAGCGAGGAAACTCAACCCGGTGGTGAACAGTCCCCAATGGGAGGACCTCAAGGAACACCTCAACAACCTCAAGATGCTGGACCTACAGGCAATGGTGGTGGCACAATCGGAACAGGAAATGTACCGGCTGCAGGGGAGACTACGTTTGCTGGGACTCCTAGAGCAGTTGCCGGAGCAGGTGAAGGAGGCACTTAATAGAAAAGAAGATGGATAAATTAAAAGGTAAACAAAAAGAATTAGATGCTAATAATGATGGTAAAATTAGTGGAGAAGACTTTAAATTATTAAGAGAACAAAAACAAGAAGGTGGTTCAATGGATGACCAAATGCAAAAGGTTATGAATCAACCTATGCTTCCAGACGAAGAGATGGAAGATAACTATTTAGATTTTATAATTGACGAAGCATTAGACGAAGAAGAAGAAGATATGCTAATGTCAAAACTTGAACAAGATGAGCAACTATCTATGCTATTTGATAAAGTATTAGAAGTTGCTTCAGAATTTGCTGGGTCTGGTCCTGTAGAAGGTCCGGGTTCAGGAGTCTCCGACAGTATACCTGCACGGTTATCTGATGGAGAATTTGTCTTTACTGCAAAAGCTACAGAGCAAATCGGAGCTGATGAATTGATGCGTATGATGAAAGATGCTGAAGCTGCTGCAGATAGACAAGGTATGCAGGAAGGTGGCATGATGATGGAAGAAGAAGAGGTTGACCAATTTGGAAGACCTATTGATTCTGATATAGCTCGTGATGAGTTAAAGAAAAACATGATGTCAGTTAATCCTCGCTACCGATAAGCAATAGAGCTACCCTATTAGCATAGGCACTCTATTATATATTAACCCTTGAGGCTACCTTTACAAGACAAGCCCTGCACGTGCACAACGCAGCTACCTTGTTTACGAAGCCCCGACTAGGAGAAAGAATATGACTAATAAAGTCCAAAAAGAGGAAACGCCAAATCCTTACAATTATAAAAAATCTTGGCACGAAGGTAATGATAAACCTTTTGAATCAGCAGATGGGTTATACTTTGATAAGCCAGAAGATAAGAATAAATTATTCAAATCTAATAGCATTGAAGAAGCAGTAGACCCTGATAACGTTAATCCAGAAGGATTGGAATCTAAAAAGGATACACCTTATAAGAAACCAGACTACAAAAAACGTTATGATGATTTAAAAAGACATTATGATACTAAACTTAATGAGTTTAAACACAGAGAAGAAGAGTTATTAAATCAAGTTCAACAACCTGAATATGTAGCTCCAAAGACTGAAGAAGAACTAGAAAAGTTTAAAACAGATTATCCTGATGTCTATGAAGTAGTAGAAACTGTTGCTCATATGCAATCGGAGTCTAAGGCAAAAGTTCTAGAAGAACGTCTTAGCAAACTTCAACAACGTGAACAAGAGTTATTACGAAAAGATGCAGAAAAAAGGTTAATGGATAGACATCCTGATTTTGAAGATATTAGAAACAGCGATGACTTTCATGCATGGGCAAAAGAGCAACCAGACTCAATTCAGAAATGGATTTATTCAAATGCTGATGATGCCGATTTAGCTTCACGTGCTTTAGATTTATTTAAAAGAGATATTGGTATGGATGTTCCTAAAGAGACTAAGTCATCTTCTAGGACTAGAAAATCTGCTGCTGATATGGTGTCAACTAAAACAACAACAGTTGAACCTAAACAGGAAAAGATTTGGTCCGAAAGGGAGATTGCTGCAATGAGCATGGATGAATTTGATAAATACGAAAAGGAAATATCAGATGCTATGCAAGAAGGCAGAATCGTTAAGTAAACTATTATAACACAAAGGAGAAAGTATCATGGCTCAATATTTTGAACCCTCAACCGATACCGATGCTAACTTTGCTAACTCCGTAAGTGGACAAACTAATAGCTACTTCCTACCTAGTATTTATTCTAGAAAGGTTTTAAACTTTTTTAGCAAGAGCTCAGTAGTAGAAGCTATTACAAACACCGATTATGCTGGTGAAATATCTGCTTATGGAGACTCTGTAAAGATTATTAAAGAACCTGTAATTACTGTGGAAGATTACACAAGAAATACAGATACAACACAAACTAAATTAACCGACCAAGAGATTAACTTAGTTGTTGATAGTGCTAAAGCTTTTAAATTCATCGTAGATGATATTGAAAGTAATATGTCACATGTTAACTTCAAAGAGGTTGCTACATCATCTGCTGCATATGCATTAAGAGATTCATATGACGCTGCTGTTATAGCAAACATGTTCTCAGGTGTTTCAACATCAAGTCCAGACCACGTCTTAGGTGCTGATGCTGCTGCTGCTACTCAAACTATGGGTCAGCATCAAGGTGGCTCAAACTCTATTGACTTAACTGGGTCTGATGGAACAGGAACTGACCCACTAGATGTTATGGCATTTATGGCTAAATTACTAGACGAACAAAATGTACCTGAAGAAGGTAGATGGTTTGTTGCTCCACCTGCATGGTATGAGCAACTTTCACAGTCTGGTTCAAAGCTAATGAGTGTTGACTTCAATGCAGGTCAAGGTTCAATTAGAAACGGATTAGTATCAAGTGGAAAACTAAGAGGTTTTGATATGTACAAATCTAACAATATCGCTGCTGCAAGTACAGCAAGTGGTAAAGTGTTAGCTGGACATATTTCATCTACAGCTACTGCTCAAACTATTATTTCAACAGAAACATTAAGAGACCCAACATCTTTTGGTGACATAGTTAGAGGATTGCATGTATATGGCTCAAAAGTACTAAGACCTGAAGCTTTAGTTTCAGCGTTCTTTACAGTCGATTAAGATTGACGAACTCGGGGGAGTCTTCGGACTCCTCCATTTTTAAGGAGATAAGATGGAAGGACAAATAAGTTATTACGAAACTATTCAAGACAAAGAAGATAAATGTCGAGAAATGGTTGGTTACAATGAAAGTTTAAAAGAAAAAGATAAAGGAGATAAATAATGTATCACGGTAAAGATGAAAAGAAAAAGAAAAAAATGATGTATGGTGGCACAGCTCGTAAAAAAATGATGGGTGGTGGTATGTACGGAATGAAAAGAAAAAAAATGATGCATGGTGGACCACACAATAATATGGACAGAGTTGGCATGGCTATGGGTGGTGCAATGGATGTTCAAGAACCTAACTAATGAAAGTTAAAGCACCTAAAGGTTATCATTGGATGAAACAAAAAAATGGTAGCTATAAGTTAATGAAACACAAAGGAAAGTTTGTAAAGCATAAAGGTGCTAGTTTAACTGCAAACTTTGCTATACAAAAAGTACATACAAAATAATGGCGACAACATATTTAGATTTAAGTAATGAAGTTCTAAGAGAACTAAATGAAGTGGTATTAACATCTGGTTCATTTGCTTCAGCTACAGGTATTCAAGGATTTGTTAAAGATGCAATTAATAAATCATTGTTTGATGTAGCAAATGCAGAACCACAGTTACCATTTTTTAGTGCTGGAGTAAGTGGTAGTACAGACCCTTTTTATGGTAATGTAACTGTAGCTACTGTAGCAGGACAAAGATGGTATACATTAAAAGCTAGTAGTTCTAGTATAACTTCAGATTATGCTGCAGTTGATTGGGATGATTTTTATATTACTACTATTAATGTAAGTGGTGAGTCAGCTCCTTTTACATCTACAGGGTTAAAATATTTAACACTTGCAGATTGGAAAAGGTATTATCGAGATGCAGAAAATGCAGACGATGCTGATGCACAATCTTATGGTGAACCTAAATATGTATATAAAAGTCCAGACCATAGAAAGTTTGGACTAAGTCCTATACCTGATAAAGTTTATAATGTGCATTTTTATGCTTTTGAAAAACCAACAGCTTTATCAGCGTATGATGATACTATACCAATGCCAGAACAATATAGTAATGTATTAACAGCTAGAACTAGATATTATGTACATCAGTTTAAAGAAAATATACAACAAGCTGCTATGGCATTAGATGATTATAAAAAAGCTTTACGTCATATGAAAAGTAATTTAATTAATCCACAGCCAAAGTATATGACAGACGATAGGAGATATTTCTAATGGCAGCATCAATGCCATTTTCAGTACCACTACAAGGTGGTCTTAATAAATCTACTAACTCGTTAGCATTATTAAGAACTCCCGGAGTTGCAACAAAGTTAAGAAACTTTGAGGTATCTATTGAAGGTGGTTACAGAAGAATAAATGGTTATACTGTTTTTGGTGGTGGTAGTGCTGTTAGACCTAATACTGCAGAAGATATAGAAGGACTATCAGTTTATGCAGATGGTGTTGTAGCTGTAGCAGGTAATGATATATTTTTTAGTCAAGATGGTACAAGTTATTTACAAATAAATAAAGCTAGTGTAGATGCATCTGGTGATAATTTTAGTACCTTTTCAGGTCGTAGTGAGTTATCATTAACATCAATAGACCAATGTGAGTTTGCATTATTTGAAGGTACTTCAGATTATGGTGAGTTAGTTATAACAGATAAGAGTGGTAATAATAAACCTTTCTTATTTAAAATGACAGGTACATCTGCAGTATTAAGTTCGAGAACATTTTTTGTTAGTCAAATAACAATTAGTGGTTCTAAAACAGCAAAGTTTTGTACTATCCATGATAATCACTTAGTTGTATCTGGAGACCCTAGTACACCTAATACTATATATTATAGTGCTACTGGTGACATAGATAGTTTTAGTGGTACAGGTTCGGGTAGTATAACACTAGAAGATAAAGTAGTTGGACTAAAAAGTTTCCGTAATGAACTATTTATATTTTGTCAAAACTCAATATTTAAGTTGCAAAATATAAATAATTCTAGTACAATAGCAGTTGTACCAGTTACTAAAAACGTAGGTTGTGTTGATGGACAAACTATTCAAGAAATTGCTGGTGACTTAGTATTTTTAGCACCAGATGGTTTTAGAACAGTTGCAGGTACAGCAAGAATTGGTGACGTTGAGTTAGGAACTATAAGTCAAGCTATACAACCAATTATAAATGATATTGTAGCAGCTAAGAGCACATTACAATTTAGTAGTGTTGTTATTAGAGATAAATCACAATATAGAATGTTTTATAGTACATCAACAGATACTGCAGCAACATCAAAAGGAATTATAGGAACATTAAGACCTAATGGTTTTGAATGGTCAGAAACACTAGGCATACAAGCTCCAGCTATTACATCAGGATTTAATAGTAGTGGAGTAGAAAAATTTTATCATGGTGATAGAGATGGTTATATTTATAATCACGATACTGGTAATGCTTTTAATCCAGCAGGAACATCTACTAATGTAGAAGCAGAGTATCAATCACCAGATTTTGATTATGGAGATTTAGGTACATTAAAAACTTTGGATTATGCAAAGATTGCCTTTACTCCA